CGTATCTTATTAATCGTATTAATAATATTCTAGGGGAAGAATCCGCGAAGAGACTTTCTCCGTTGAAAAGCCTCTGGTGTCGTAAAGGTATCTTTGTTAAAGGTCAAGAATTAGACCGTTGGTATATACACGGTATTTCTGCAATGGACTATCTTGAAGTATACAAAGGCTTTGCACGTGGTCTGCTTGAATCATACGCGCTTAACTTTGTAGCACAGCACGAACTCGGTGAAGGTAAACTTGCAATTAATGCTACTAATCTAGCTACATTATCCGAGTCGGACTGGAATAATTTCGTTGACTATAATATTCAAGACGTTGAACTGCTTGTTCGTATGGAGAACAAATTACAGTTTTTTAAGATCATACGTATGTTAGCGTATAAAGGTCTTACGTCTTTTGAAGCAGCTCTTGGTAAAGTTTCGATCGTTACTGGTTGTGTTGCTTTAGAAGCTTCAAAGCACGGAATGGTTATTCCGACGTTTGTTGAAGGACCTATCCGTAACGAAATTGAAGGTGGGTATGTAAGGGATCCTGAGCGTGGCTTGAAGACGAGTATAGTGAGCTATGATGCGAACTCACTATACCCTAATACGATTATTACTCTTAATATATCCCCGGAGACTAAAGTTGGTAAAATTGTAGCAAAGGACTCGGATAACACAAATATAGTTTTAACTAGCGGTAAAGAGTACAAGCTATCAAACGATAAGTTCGAACAATTTGTAGTTAGTGAGAAATTAGCTATTTCCAAAGCTGGAGTACTATATACGCAAAAGAAGAAAGGGGTGGTACCTTCTCTTATTGATGGTTTGTATAGCGAGCGGGTTGCAAACAAGAATCAGTACGTGGATTTGAAGAAGAAACTCAGTAAGTTGACAGTTGACACCGATGAACATAGACAGTGCAAAGCGTCGATGGAGCGCGCAGATACTATTCAGTACGTTATCAAAATTCTTCTTAACTCTATTTATGGTGTTTTTGCTAATAAATTTTCTCCTATTTGCGATAGTGACCATGCTGGGAGTATTACTCTCACAGGGCAGTCAGTGGTTAAGCAAGCCAGTGTTATCTTGGATGAATACGCTAGATCAAGACACGGTATTGGGACTTCTCTTACTATTTACGGCGATACTGACAGTACTCATATCACTATACAGCCTATACTAGATAAGCTAGGTCTTACAGTATTTGAAGATAATAAAGTTACTGCCGCAGGATTAGACCTTATCGATAAAGATATGGGTACATATCTTAATGATGAAATTAAAAAATGGTCCGCGTCAGAATTTCGTTCAGTTGATCCTCGTTATTTCTTTAAGAGAGAATCTATTTGTGATGTAGGTGTGTACTTGCAGAAAAAACGTTACATTATTCATGTACTCAACGATGAAGGGGCAGATGTTAATAAGTTTAAATACGTTGGAGTTGAAATTGCTCGATCAACCACACCTAAGAAAGCAAAAGAACTTATTAAAAAAGTAATTGAGACCTCTCTTGTAATGCAGGATCAGAATAAAGCTAATACTTTATATAAAGAGGTGTATGAAAAGTTTAAAGCTCTTAGTATTGACGATATTGCTATTCGAGGCGGCTTGAGTGATATAGAAAAGCACGAAGTTAAAGCAGATGGGTTTAAAATTGCTAAAGGCACGCCGAACCACGTAAAAGGCGCCATTTGGTATAATCAGTTGCTTAAGCATCGTAATATCGAGAATAAATACGAAAGAATTACTTCTGGTGGTAAAGTAAAGAAGATCTATATTGCGCCAAACAAGTACAATATTGATACACTTTGTTACCCGGTGAGTTTTCCGCCAGAATTTAACGATTTTCAGGTTGACTATCAAGAAATGTTTGATACACTTATTAAACCACCTATTCTTGCAGTGTATGAGGCTGTAGGCTGGCGTCTACCTGATGCTAATAACGAAACACAAACCGATCTCTTTTCTCTTTTTACATGATTAAAATTTCTCATGAATCTCCTCTTAGTATGCTCGAGATTTCTCGCACATACAATGATTACGACTATGCTTTAGTACATCTTTTTGAGACTAATCCGGTTTATTATAATTTTTTTAAGGATAGCCTTAAACAAGGCCGTACAGTTTTACTTGATAATTCTATCTTCGAACTTGGCACCGCTTACGATAGCAACAAGTATATAGATTGGATTAATAAGCTAGAACCTACAGAATACATTATTCCAGACGCGTTAGAAGAGTGTAACAAAACTATCTGGCAGGCAGAGAACTGGATGAAAAATACAGCATATCATGTTCATACCCGGTCTATGCGTATTGGAGTTGTGCAAGGTACAACATACGGAGAACTTGTTAAGTGCTATACCGCGCTTGATCGTATGGGTATTGATAAACTAGCTATTTCGTTTGATTATAGTTATTATCTTACCGTTTTTCCGCATCCTAACAAATGGGTAAGTTATGCTATGGGTAGAGTAATGGCACTGAATCAGCTTTTAGATGATGGTATTATCAATACAAAGAAACCACACCATCTTCTTGGATGTGCACATCCCCGGGAGTTCAGCTTCTATAATAGCTCAGATTTTAATTGGATTGAGTCACTTGATACATCATCTCCGATTGTGCATGGTATTAAAAAGGTAGGCTATGGAGATCTTTTTGCTAACTGGACTAAAGAAAAGACCAAATTAGTAGATTTACTTGACTCCGTACCCGACGCTGAACAAGAAAAATGGATAGCGCGTAATCTAGAAACTTTTAAAAAGTTTGTCCACAATGGATAAAACTTTAGCTGCAATAACTGAAATTGTCCGGGTTAACTACCCCCATTTACTCGATAATCATACTACTATTTTAGATTACTGTTTTTGGGACGCCTCAACCAATAAAGAGTTACCAGTAAAAAGATTGGAAGATGTTAATGTATATAAACTAACCCATAATGGGTGTGATTTAGTACTTGTAATTTATTTTAGTGATAATACAATAGGTTTTCGACTGAAGATATGAAAAAGCATTTATACTGGAAAGCGTTATTTTCGCAAAGCGGTTCTGAAATTTTAGAGATTTCGACCCGTGTCGGACGCTTTCCGGATACTATTATTACCAACAAGTCACCGGAGGATATGGATAAAATTAACCCGGTACTTCTAGAGAAGGCTTTTGATCGTTTTATTTTTATACCTAAAAAGCCTGCGGTAGAAGAATATAAGGAAGCTATTAAAAGTGCTGATATAGTTACGCTTCACGGGTTTTTACGAGTTTTACCGCCAGATATTTGCGGTCGTTATAGAATTTTTAATGGTCACCCGGGCTTAATTACTAAGTTTCCAGAGCTCAAGGGCAAGGACCCGCAAGCAAAAGTATGGTGGCGTCACGCAGACACGCCCTACCGTCTACACGGACACGTTATACACAAAGTAGTGCCCGAGGTTGATGCAGGTGAAGTAGTTTCAGTGAAAGAGTTTTATAGTCAGAATATTTATTCTGAGCATAATAGTCTCAATGAATATATCGCTCGCTTGCATAAACTAGCAATAGAGAACTGGGTTGAGTTCGTCAAGAAACAAGTTATACTAAATACTACTCACTATGCGAACTAATTATAAAGCTGCTATTTGTGGAGCACATTCACAAGGCAAAACAACTTTAGTAAACGCTCTTAAGAAAGAAGCATTCCTGTCTAGTGAATGTCATTTCTCATTTCGTACCAATCTTACAAGAGGATTAAAGGATCTGAATATACCTATTAATGAAGACGGTACATCGTTAACACAATATTTAATTATGGCGCGTCATCTAGAGTACGCAACCACATCTGGTAATTGGATTCTGGATCGCGGCGCTTTGGACGGTATTGCGTATACAGCTTATTTTTACGAAAAGGGACAAATTAAGAAAGAAATTTACGAAGCAGCTGTAGAGATTTACAGGGAAGTGATTAAGATGTATGATAAGATCTTTTACATCGTACCGGAGCTTGTTCTAGAGAACGATGGTACTCGGAGTACAGATAAAGAGTTCTTTGACGGAGTAGTTAAGCAGTTTGATTTTTATAATAAGCATAACTCTATGCCGTCAGATAAATTTAAATTTGTAATGGGCTCTGTACAAGAGCGAGTTGATATCGTATTAAACGAAATTAAAAAGGATTTTGAATGAACACTAATAATATTGATAAAGTACTTGGTCAAAGAGTAGACTCTCCTACTACTTATACGCCTGATATTCTTGTGCGCGAAGAACGTCAACGTAATCGCACATATCTGAATATTCAGAATGATAACCTTCCCTTTGTAGGGTATGATATCTGGAACGGTTACGAATGCAGCGCTATGACTGAAAACGGTTTACCTGTTGCTTGCGTGGCTAAGGTTGTATATCCTGCAACTAACCCCTACATTGTTGAATCTAAGTCAATGAAGCTGTATTGGAATGGTTTTAACATGCAACCCATGGGTAAAAATGTTAAGGAAGTACTTAAGAATATTAAGGCTACTGCCGAGAAGGATCTTAGTGCTTTGCTTGAAACTGACGTAAAGGTCCAGCTTTACTCGCAGACCCTTGATAGTACTCTTAAGGGAGAGTATGTTACTGCAGCTGTTGTATGGGAAGAAGAATATACTTCTCAGATTCACCCATGGGAGACGCTTGAAGAGATCGCTGGAGCAGAAGACACTAAGTTTGACGTATTTAATGAAACCCCTGACCTACTAGAAGTGTTCGAGAACAAGACTGTTGAGTTTTCTTATTACAGAAGTACTTTGCTCCGTTCTAACTGTAAGATCACTAAGCAGCCTGATTCAGGGGATATCTACATCTATTATAGGGGCAAGAAGCAAGTAACTGCTAACTCTCTCCTCAAGTGGATCGTTTCATTCCGTAATGAGTGTCACTTCCACGAAGAAATCTGTGAAGCTGCGTATAAACGTCTTTGGGATGTATTGCAGCCTAAGGAGCTTCTCGTAACCTGCTTCTATGCTCGCCGCGGCGGCTGGGATATTGTTCCTACTCGTGCTAATAAAAAGAGCCTACTCGACAGCAATCTCATTAACCCCAAGTCTCCTTACTTTAAGTTTCCTCGTCAATAAGTTGACTATCTAACAAACTATATTAATATTCTTATATGAACACAGACAATATCTTTGTTTTTCTTGATCCGCTTCAGCGTACTATTATTGCTACGCAAGTAAGTTCCGATGAAAAATATGTTACAGTAACTAAACCTGTTATTCTTCAGGTATCTCCTACCCAAGATAAAAAACTGCAGGTGCAGCTCTATCCTCTTTTCTTTAGAGAATTTACATTTAACCGAGACGAATTTGCAAACTGGACGTACTCTCGAGATTCTATTGTAAATTCTGACGTAAAGCTTGAGCCTAATCTCATTGCTCAATACAAGCAGATGTTTCAGACTGCAGCTCAGGCCGCCGCAGATAGCAACAAGGTAGTAAAGCTTTTTGACGACAGTAACTAATATGGCACGCAAAGCTAACAATGAAGAGACAAAAGCATCTAGCCTCAAAGACATATTTGAGGCAGTAGATATTTTAAATGCTGATGCATCTTTACTCTCAGAGGAAAATTCTTTATCAATTGTTAGCGATTGGATTGATACTGGATCTTATGCTCTTAACGCCATTTTCTCCGGTTCAGTTTATCGTGGTGTGCCTGTTGGTCGTGTTACCGGGTTTAGTGGTCCTTCCGGCGCTGGAAAAACACTTATTATTAACAAAATCATCGCCAATGCGCAAAAGAAAGGCTATTTTGCGGCTATTTGGGATACCGAAGCAGCCGTCGACCGTCAGTCTGCAGAGGGCGTTGGTATTGATCCTTCGCGTGTTAAATATTATCCTGTTGAAACCGTGGAAGATTGCCGTAATCAGATTGCTACGTTTCTTGACAAGATTATTGCAGCAAATGACCCGAACCTTAAGGTAATTGTTGCTATTGATAGTCTGGGTAATCTTGCTAGTGCTAAAGAGCTTCGAGATGTAACTGAAGGCAAAGACGCAGCTGATATGGGTACTAAAGCTAAAGCTATGAAGTCCATGATGCGCGCACTAACCTTTAAGGCAGCTAAGGCTCGTGTACCGATTCTATTTACTAACCATATCTATGATAATCCTACCTCTCTTTATCCTGAATTGGTTAAGAAACAGTCTGGGGGTTCAGGTCCAATCTACCTTGCCTCTCTTCTCGTGCAGCTCGCAACGCGTAACGAAAAGATTGATAAGAACGAAGGACAAGAAGCTATTGGAGTAGCGCATAACGTAAGCGGTGTTACATTGTCAGCAATGACAGTTAAGAATCGTTTTGTACCTCCATTCCTCAAGGCCGAGCTCTATAATAATTTCCGTACTGGCTTGACTCGTTACGCGGGCCTTGCTGATATGGCAATTGCAATGGGTGTAGTGCAAGGGGATAAGTCGTATACGCTCGGAGATCAAAAACTGGGATATAGAAAGAACTGGGAGAATAATACAGAGCTATGGGAAAGCACACTACTCCCGGCCCTTGAAAAAGTGTTGAAGGAGAAAGTATGCTACGGTACAGCGCTGGCAGATGATATCAGCATAGCTGAGCCAGAAGATGCTAACGAACAGGATGCATAATTAAATAAAAGCTAAGGGCAACCTTAGCTTTTTTTATTTAACCTATATAATGTACGTATGAAGAAAGAAAAGCTTCAGGTTAATACTGATTACTTTGAGAACATTGTAGCGTGTCAAGCGTTAACAAACTCTTACTATGCTTCTCTAGTACTTGATCATTTAAGCCCTGAGAATTTCAAGAATCCAGGTAACAAACTTATTGTAGGTATTATTAAAGACTTTTTTACAAAACGCAGAACATTACCCACAGTTACGGAAATTAAGACTTACCTCAGTAAGGAAGAAGAAATAAAATTATTCAGAGATACTGTTACTGCGTTCAAGCAGATTGAGCTTAACGGTAATATCGAGGAGCTAATTGCAAATACAGAGACATTTTTTAAAGAGCGCGCGGTTTATAATACCGTCTTAAAAATTGTTGATGATGTTAGTAATGAGCGTTCAGACTATACCAAGTTTTTAGCGTGGTTTGAAAAGGCATGCAATATTACACTAGTAAATGATATTGGTCTGGACTTTTATGGAGATTACGAAAAGGTAATTAAAGAGTTAGGTACACAGAATGAAGTTATACCTACTGGATGGGATTTTATTGATAGTAAAATCGGTGGGGGTTTAGCTAAAAACGGCCGAGCGCTATATTTATTTTTAGGACCTACTAACGTTGGCAAGAGTATTTTTTTAGGTAATGTAGCTAGTAATATGGCGTCTAGAGGTCTTACTACTGTTCTTATCTCGCTTGAAATGCCTGAAATGATGTACGCTAAGCGTATTAGCAGCCATCTTTCAAAAATCCCTATTAATGATATTCAACAACAAATGACCGCTTTAGAAGCTTTCTTTAAAGAAAAGAATGAAACGCACAAGCGTAAGCTAATTATCAAAGAATTTCCTCCTAAAAGCGTTACGGTTAGCGGTATTAAGGCTTACTTAGAATCCCTTGTAAAAGCCGGTATTAAACCTGAAGTATTAGTAATTGACTATTTAGGTCTAGTTAAAGCAAGTAGCGGGGATAATTCATATGAGCAAGGTAAGATAGCGTCTGA